AAAGGGAACAGTAGTCCTACAAAAGAATCTTAATGCTAGTACAAGAATTGTAGTTAATCAGGGTGGAACAAGAAGTAGTAAGACATATAGTTTAGCTCAATTAATAATACTTAAAGCGTTACAATCAAAGGGAAAGGTATATACTATTTGTAGAAAAACGCTACCTGCTCTTAAATCTTCTGCATATAGAGATTTCTTTAATATATTAGAATCTCACAATTTATACAATCCTGACAACCACAATAAATCAGAGCTTACATATAAGCTAAATAATAATACAATAGAGTTTATTTCAGTTGACCAACCTGCTAAAGTTAGAGGTAGAAAAAGACACTATCTCTGGCTTAATGAGGCAACAGAGTTTTCTTTAGAAGATTTTATTCAGTTGTCTTTAAGGTGTACAGAAAAGATATATTTAGATTTTAACCCTTCTGATCCTTATAGTTGGATATATGATAACGTAATGAATAGGGAAGATTGTACATTTATTAAATCAACTTATTTAGATAATCCTTTTATACCTGATGAAACAATAAAGGAAATAGAAAGGTTAAAAAAGCTAGACAGTAATTATTGGCAGATATACGGACTAGGTGATATGGCACAGCCTACTGAAACTATATTTAGACAATTTGAGATATGTAACAATATACCAACAGAATCAACTCTAATTGCTTTAGGTATGGACTTTGGTTATTCTAATGACCCTACTGCAATAGCAGAAGTGTATAAGCTAAATGATGATTTATATATTAATGAATTGTTATATGCTAAAGGTTTAACTAATCAGGATATAGCAAACAAGTTAAGGGAATTAGGTATAACAAGACAGACAGAGATTATAGCAGATAGTGCAGAACCTAAATCAATAGAAGAAATACATAGATTAGGATTTAATGTAAAACCTGCAAAGAAAGGAGCAGATTCTA